ACGGATATTGTTCTTTAATAATTCTTTTAAAATGTTTCCTGATGGTGTTGAAAGTATTTCTACTACTCCACATACATCATCACCTTCCCAATAGATTTCTCTAATGTTATGTGATACATTCTTTAAATTAATAACAGGAGATTCAGGATGGTCTAATTCACCTAAAGCTCTTCTTTCTTTAATAAGTTGTTGGTATTTTTGACACTCTCTCTCTAAAATTTCTTTTGGATATCTTCTATTATTTTGATTTGGAGCACCTGCTCTTTGAAGAATTCCCTTAACTAAATAAGTTCCATTTTCTTCTTGTTGAAGTTTTGCCTCAAACAAATGTGTTTCTATCAATAATCCTTTACTCATTTTATTTTATATCTTTTTTAACTTTTTCTATCGCCTTATCAATATTTGATTTATCTGACCAAGACTTTAAAAATATAGTTCTTAATTGGTTTTCTATTTCCGATTTTTCTAACTCATCTTTTGTATTTTCTATCACTTTATTTATTTGTGTTTGTACAAATCCCAATCTCACTATCTTGTCGGCCGTAGTTCCATCAATTCCTCTTTTTGTGTCAATCATATTAGTTACATCACTTATAAAGTTTTTATTATTTGTTAGTGTATCTAATATATCTCTTACCGGTTTTTTATAATCAGGTTTAGCACTAAAGTATTTCATACCTTTTTCCGCCAAATCCCACATATAATAAAGAATAACTTTACCAACGATAATTCCACTTAAAGTGGTTAATATATCAATGGTTAAATCTTCATTTACTTTTTTTTTTGTTCGTTCTTGCTTCTTAACTTAGCTAAATCACTTCCTTCTATTTCACCATCTCCATCTACATCAATTTTCTTTTGACCTGCAGATAATTCAGCTTCGTTGTATCCTGTTAATTTACCTTCTGATTTTGCTTTGTTTGCTTTATCTACTGCAGTAAAGAATTTAACTTTTTCTGCATCAGACATATCAGGAATAGATTTACCTGTTCTATCCAACATATGTTTGAATAATTGTTGGTAATCGCTTTCTTCTTTTACTACCTGACGGATAAGTTCTTTTAATTCTGTATGTTTCATTATTCTGATATTTGTCTTATTTTTTGGTCTAATTTTAATAATCTCTCTTGTATACTATAAATATGACCATTTGTTCTTTTCCAATAAGATTTATTATCTACACCACTTTCGTTCTTAATCTTACCATACCAATTAAGAAATCTTTCCATTTCTTTTAATTGTTTGTTGATATTAGATATACCTCTACCAATTTTAGCTTGTGCGGTTGATTCATCTTGTTTTAATGCCAACCATCTATTTTCGTTAACCGGAGTGTATCCTGTAAGGTCTGCTTGTCTTTTAGCTTTTTTCTTTTCACCATCTTTACCACTAAATGCAAATGGAGTATTATATCCTTCAATATTACCTGTGGTGTTCATTTCATCAATCATTCTTTCTCTTACCATCTTACGAACAATTTCTCTTATTTTATTAAGTTGCTCTGTTTTTTTATCAGGTAATCCTTTATGTTTAGTTGATGCAAAATCTTTAGCATCTTTGTCAGACATTGAATTTGCTGCTTTAGAAACTTCTGGAGATGGAGAATCCATATCACCTTTTTGAGTGGCATGAACCATACCCATAAATTTTTGTTGTGCTTTTGATACTGATGGCATTTGTTTAATTTTATGATAATATTGAACCGGTTCCTGCAGATACTCTAATTGCCGTTGGATAACATGGATAAATTTGTCCAGGTACTAATTGATTTAAATAAATGTCTCCACCACCTTCTAACGATATATTTCCTTGTACTACCGAACCAGATGGAATCATTACACCCCACACTTTTGTATACAATGATGATGTTGATTGGTTTCCTATTTTAGTCCAAACTGATGATGATGTAAAATAATCTATTTTTGAAATTCTATAATTTGTCATTTTTTATTTTTTTAACGATTGTTTTAATTCATTTAATAACTCATACGTCATCATCATTGCTGATAAATGTTGTTCTTTAATCTTTTTAACAGATTTAATTTTTCTAATATTTGCAATTGTTTCTGCTAATTTGATTTTTGTAACTTTGTCAGAAATTTTAGAACCAACTTCTTTTAATCCTTCTACTAATTTGGTTATCTCATTTGAAACATATTCACTTAATTTACCAGTATTATTGATATTATTAATATATTCTCTTAATAAACCTTTTTGGTCATTTGTAAGATTACTATATTTGCTATTAAATGATTCAACTAATAATTTATAAGAAACTGCTCTTAAATCATCATCTTGTTTTCTATATTCTTCTAAAACTGCATCTTTAAGTTTTACATCTTTATTTTGGATAGAAGAATTGATAATATTTTCTGCAATAGTGAAACGAGATGAAACTACATCCGTTGGGTCATATTGTTCGTCATTTGTAACTGTTTCAAATATTTTATAAATACTTGCTAATGTTTTATAATTAGAAATTGGAGATTTAATAAATTCATCCAAATTATAAGTTTGTTTAATTTCTTTTACAAGATTATATTTTTCTCTTGTAAGTTTGGTCTCATCCAATCTTTTACGAGCTTCTAATATTGTATTGATGAATTGTTCAGCTTTACTTTCTGAATTATATTTTTCATTAATAAGATATTGATATAATTTTAATTCTTTTGATAATTCTTTTTTTGAATTAAAATGTTCTTTTAAAATTTTTTCAGCTATTGATTTATTAGCAGACATGATTTCCGAAGTAATTTGTCTTACTAGTAATTCAAATATAAATCCAGTATTTTTAAACTTTGAATGTTTTATTTTTTTCATCAATTTGTATAATTTGTCAGATATAAATATATTTTTCTATGAGAATACTACTCTTTATCTAAATTCTCTGTTAAAATCTTTTTTTTATTCCCATTCATATCTTTAAATATCTCTAAATATGAATTTTTTGGAACGTATTTTTTAACGGAACCTTCTTTTGATTTAAGAGTTTTTATTCCCAATGGGTCTCTGCCGTCTGGATGGTCATCGTGTCCATATCTAACAGGGTCTTTTGGTCTACCAATATTATCTTCTTCCAATTCGGTTTTTAATCTATCCAATTCTTCTTCTATATTCGTAGGGCCATCGGTACCAGTTTCCTTTGCAGGGTCAACACCTTGTGTTTCAATTGATGTTAAACGGAATTGTTGTTTTGTATCATCTAATACTTGTAATGTTAAATCATCTTGCTCATCTTTAGCTAATCCCATAATAGCCTGATACATCCACTCTTTAGAGAACATTTTAGTTTGTTGCATTTGTGTAATCAATGCCACTTTTGAAGTATACAATTCAATTTTTTCTTGTTCGTATATTTTTGATGGGATAGTCAATTCTAATGTAAAATTAGTCAATCTATCATCATCAATACCTTGTGAATATAAATGTACTATTGCAATTTTTGTAAATTCAGAGATGATAACTCTTTGTATTCTTTCAATTGTTTTTGCAAATCTAACATCTATTGCTGCAAGAGTTGCTTTACCATTGGTATCTTCCTCATATCCTAAATATGCTTTTGGAATTTGTAATGCCGCCATCAACTTACCTTTTAAGTAGTTAAGGTCATCAGTCATATTATATTCCAATCCTTTCAAAGTATCAATTGAAGTTCCATTATCACTACCACGTACTGGCATATAATAATCTTCAATTAAGTTTTGCATATTGTATTTCAAATTATACTCACCCGTTCTTTCATCTATAAATGGAACTTTTTTAGAACCATTAATGATTTTTTGCATGTAGTTATCCACTTCATTTGGTGGTATATTACCAACATCTACTTTAAAGATTCTCTTTTCAGGAGCTCTCATTACTCTATGAATCAACATTGCATCTTCCATCAACATTAATTGTTTCCAAACTCTTCTACCACCTTCTAACATAGATTTACCATAAGGTAAGAAGTTAGAATCATTATTTAAACGGAAGTGAGCAATTTCATAGTTCTCATATTCTTTCTTTGCGGTTTGTCCTACTGTATTGTAAGGGTTTTGATATGGTGCGTATACAAATTTAACTCTTTGTGGATTTTCTTGGTCAAAACCTTCAATTCTACTCATTTCATAGGTAGACATTGGAAGTACATTAACAATACCAATATTTTCAGCCATTTCTAATTGTAAATAAAAATCACCATATTTAACCAAGTTTCTTGTCCAAGGCCATAAGTTGAATTCTACATTAAGAATATCGTAAAATAAGTTTTCTAAAATTTGTTTGATGTTATCATCTTCGTGATGGATTTTTAATACATTACCCATTTCATTTCTAGCCGAAGTTTCATCTGCGTATGTATTTAATGCAGCATGTAGAATCGGGTCCATGTCCATTGAATCGTAATCTCTAAACAAGTCAATTCTAACTTGCTGATATGCCATCGAAGATTCCATTTGCCCTGTACCATAATTAGTAACACGCATTTTCATAAACCTGTCAACGAGGTTAGTAGTCATATTTTGATACTCATCGGTATCTACGACTTTAACTCCGTCTTGTGTTTTACGAACAATTGTACTTGTTGAAAATAATTTTTGTAACCTACCGAATATTGTTTTATCTGCCATTTTATTATAATTCTATTTTTCTAAATATATGGAAAATTTTCCACATTTCCAAATTTACCATTTTCTACAAGACCAGTAGTTTGCTTTATGTCTTGGGCCTGGACTATCACAATTCATTCTTGCTCTAAATGATTTTCTGGCAGCTGGGTTTGATTTTCTAATCTTCATCCCTTTTTGTCCGAAGTTTACTTTAACAACATTTCCTGCAGGATTCTTTACATATACTTTGAATTTCTTAACATCACCTTGCATTGGTTTACCCAACTTAACTTCTCTACCTTGATATTCTGC